CGTCCGTTGTAGCAGTAGATGTCAGAGCCAGCTCACCACCGACAGTGTCAGCCACGATGCCCACGGAAGCACCGGTGTCTTTGATCACAGTCCAATCATTGGTGGAATCAAACGCCACACCAACGAAGTCGTCCATCAAGGAGAATACAGCAGGGTTGACGCCAATCGGCATCTCGGCCATACCAGCGAAGTAAGCGTTTGTGTTAGTGCCAGAATAGAGTACGGGACCGGAGAAATGTGTATTCGCCATTTGGAAATCCTCACATGCGAGTGTTGCGCTTCAGTCTGCATGTCGTCCGCCCGACCGGTCTGCAGCGCATAAAATGTTTCGGGGTTACGTGCTTTTTACGCTGTTGGGGAAGTTTTGTCAAACCACAAACAAAAAGGGCCCCGAAGGGCCCTCTCGTAACGACGTAAGTCGTTGATTTTACTGCTTAAGCACCCGGCGAGCCGAAGATACCCAGAGCGTCGCTGACCCCAAAGCTGTAACGTTCACGCGCTTTGTAACGAGCGTTGCCCGTGTCAAAGTCGGCGTCCATTGAAGTTTGCATCGGCGTACGTACGAAGTGCTTCAGACCGTTAGGCACGTCAGTCATCAGGAACCACGCGTTGGTATCAGTCAGGTAATGGTTGACTGTATAACCTTCGGGGATGGAACCGTTGCTCTTCAGCGCGTTCAGGTCGTTGTCAGCAGTGCCTACACGCAGTTCAGTTTCGAGCAAACGAGTTGCAACGAACATCAGGCTTGGAGGAACAACCAGCTTACGGGGCTTGGCAGCGATCAGCAGGCCACGCTCGTCTTCCCACCCAGCGATCTGAATTACGGCGGCTTCCAAAGAAGTCTCGTTCAGGTCTGCGGCAGTTGCCGGAGTGTTGCTGTTGGTGCCGCCAGAAACCAGCGGGTGGTCAGTAGCGCACAAAGTTTTACCGTCACCGTAGGTTACGCCAGAACCCGCGAATGCGTTGTTCAGCACGGCAGCAGCTTTAACCTGCTTGGTGTACGCCATGGCACGAGCCAACGCTTTGGTATAACGAGTAGACAGTGAGTCATACAGGTTATCTTCCATGGCTTCCTCAGTAATAGAGAAACCCATTGCGATGGTTTCGTGCGTGTATCGCGCAGTAAATGCTTCTTGCGCGTTGTCGTAAGCAATGGCGGCGCCTTCGTTTTTAACCGGGGCAGCGCCAAAGCCTGACAGCTTTGTTTCTTCTTCAAAGGAACGATCTGAGCTTTCAGTTTCAAAAATCTCAGCGTGTTCTTCACCATACTTTGCGTACTCAAGACCGAACAGGGCGTTGAGCCCCGGAAGCAGTTCTTTGAGTAGCTGAGCGCGTGAAATAGCCATAGTCGCCTACTCCTTATATTCCGGTGTTCACAGTCATGCTGTGGAAGCCGAGGTTGATTTTAACCAGAACGTCCGGGAACGCGTCTGAAACTGGTGAAGCAAAGCCCAAAATACGGAAAGCTGCGGGCACAGTAACAAGCGTTGCATCCAGAGCGCTCGTAGAGTTACCGGTAGTTGTATTACCAGTAGAAGTACTTTGAGCAGCAGCGAAGAACGTGTTTGCGCCAACAGCTGCCTGTGTGGCAGTGCCGTCAAGCTGAGCTTGGAACAGAACCATAGGGTCATCCACAACGAACGCTTGGACAACGCCTGTAGTGCCGGAAGGGTAGTACTGACTGAAAATCAGCTGACCCTGACCGTTGATGAAGCTGCAGCCAACAAATACACCGATGCCGCCGGTAACACTGGTACTGCCGGTAGGCCAGTCATTGGTGGTAGCGTCTGCACCGGTACCGGTGACGATGGCGATGTAGCCGTTAGCGTTAACGTACACCACGCTTCCGTAGAAGATGTTGGTGTTAACGCCAGCCGGATCAATCAAAAACGTAGAATAAGCGCCCGCGTAGGGCATCCCATCTACGCGCTTAACGGGACGAAGCCCGTAGGGTGCGGCAGTTGTAGCCATGATAAACTCCTAAAATTATCCTTTACCAAAAGTTACCGAAGACTTGCGCTCGCTAAACAGCGGCATCCTCGGATCATTTTCACGCATTAAGTTGCTGTCCACAGCACGCATCTGGGATTGGGTTTGGTTGCCGTAGTAGGCACTTCGCTCCGCAATCAACTCTTCTGGTGCTTTACATAGCAGCAGACCGCCAATCACAACATTATCCTTAAAGCGCTCGTTCTCAACGCCCATCAGGAAAATCTCGGGGTGGTCCTTAGCCAGTACGGGTTCCCAACCTTCACGCAGTTTTGAGGAAACATTTGTAGCATCAGCTTGACCCTGCGTGCTAACTCGCACCCAGTGAAATACATAACCCGGTTGGGGGTTAGGTGAGGGCAGAACTTCTGGGCGTTTCCACGCTGATTTGCGCTGAACTCGCTCACGTTTTTCCAACTCTCTATCAAGTCTATTCTCAGCCATTATGCTTTCCTCATTAAATTCGCAACCTGTTTGGCGTAATCAGCCAGTGGAACCCCGAGTTTTTTAGCAATCGCTACCTGCGATTCCGTCAATCTTACCTTTTTAGGGGCTGTGCTCCGCGTAGCGGGTGCAACCACATTGGTAGCTTTTCTGCTTGCCGGTTTTTCTGGCTCTTCCCCGTAGTCTTCGTCGAAGTTTTCCGGGAACTTTTCTCGCATACGCGCATTTATCTTCGCGTAGTATTCATCGGATCGGGGGTTAATCCCGTCTTTTACCAGTGTGCTGTGGTAGCCCAGCGCGTGCGCGGTCATCTCGTCGTCGCTGCCCCACCACGTATTCTCAGCTCGCCATGCTTCAGCTCTTTCGTCTCTTGCTGCTTGAGCCGTAGGGGCTGTTTGGCGTTGTTGTACAGTTTTATCAGCTGTTTGTAAAGTCGCCGTGTCAGAAGCGTCCCTTGGTTTCAGACTAGCTACTTTGTCTATTCGGATTTGTGCCGCGTTAAGGGCTTCTTGAGCATCCAAAATAGCGTCGGTATTACCCGCTTCGTACGCCTCCCTGTACTTGTGTTTGGCCGCTTGCAGCTCCCCTTGAACCTGCTTTTTTGCAGACTCGATTAGAGCGTTATGGCCTTTATCTACAGAACCTTTCAGCCCGCGATTTTCCTCCAACAGCTGCCGAGCGTACTGCTCAAGGGCTTCCCGCTCACGTAGCGCCTGTTCTTTGGCCCTGCGCTCGTCGTGGAATCCTTTGCTGAAGTGCTGAATGCGCTTCTTTACCTTATCCGAGTAGTTTTGCAGTTCCTCGTCGGTAACTTCTTCAGGTGGAGCCGACGCTTTTTTATTCCGGTCTTTCTCCGGGGTGTCGTCCACCACTTCAATTTCAAATTCGTCTTCAGCCTTTTTCTTCTTTTTGGTGACCAACGGCTCTCGGCCAACCGCGCCTTCTACCTCTAGGGGGCTGTCTTCTTGCGGAACCTCTACTTCTATTTCCATCGCCACTTTTTTGTCTGGGTCCGGAAACTCAAACTCTACTTGTTGCATGGGCATAGCTCACTCCTTATGCACGAGATATTGCTCTCGGATTGGGTACGATTGCTTGTATGGAGTCGTCGTTCATCAAACGATACTCCTGCCTACCTATTTTAAAGCGCGTGCCGGTGTTGGCACGGAACATTACGTAGTCACCCGGTTTGCACCATGCGCCCGTAGGGAAACGCTCTTTGTCGTTGTACGCCTGCCCACCCAAGTCCAAAACCAGTCCAATAGTGGACAAGATGTACTCGTCGCGGACGGTTTTCTCGGCTTTTACGAGCCCAGACTCTCCAAACGTCTCGTCGATATTGGGCAGGGCAATCAGCACGTGATACCCCGTAGGTTTTGGGATCGCCTGCTCCATGGCTTCTCTCGCTCGCTCTTCCTGCTCAATCTTTTCTTTGCGCTGTTGCTCCAGCTCCAGCATTGCTGCAGTTTTTTCAATCATCGTCATGTTCCATTTGGTTTTTCGCAAGGTCACGTATTTCCTGCCGCGCGAGGGCTAGACCCCGGATCACTCCGCACGCGTCTCGGTACGTAGCGTGGTCTTTTGCCCCACCCTGCGTAACAAAATCTTCTTGGCTTCGCTGTATATCAGCGAGTTTCGTATCCAGCACGTCAAAGACGGTTTTAGCCATGGTGTGTTACTCCCCGAATGTCTCTCGTGCCAATGCAATGATGGCCTGCGCCTCATCCAAATCTTGTTTGGCATTCGCTTGGTCAGTCATTGCGGCTATGCGAGCCGCCTCCAGTACCTCGGTGCTTTTCGCCTTTCTTGCGTCAAGCTGCAAGCGTGCTGCCCCAAGCGCCATTTCGGTCTGATCTTTCTGCCCCTTGCGCTGCTGCTCCGCGGCCTTGAGCTGCAGCTCCTGCATCTGCATCTGCATGATCGGGTCTTGCGCCTGCTGCTGAGCGGCTTGCTGCGCGGCGGCGGCTTGTTTCTGCTGGGTGTTCTGCTGAGCTGCTTCGGCCATCAGACTGGCAAGCTTGACCTCCATCTCCTCAGACAGTTCTGCGTTAGGTGCGGGCATCGGTACACCCAGTGCATTCTCGATCTGCTGTCGGTACGAGAACGCGATGTGCTCCGCAACGTGAGCCATCAGCGCCCCCATGATCTGCTGCGCCGCTGGGTTCTGCCCGATAAACGCCATGATCTGTGGGTCCTGCATGAACGACTGGTGGGTCGCAATGTGCGCGTCGTGGTCTTGGTAGATGAACGCTTTCACGGGCTTGCCCACCAGCGCACTCATGTTCTCGCTCACGGGGTCAGTGGGCTTGATGTCGTCTGTCACGGGCACGAGCTTGTCGGCGTTCTTTACCCCCAACACCTCGATCATCTGGCGGTGCAGTTGTGGCAGGTCGTATATCTGCGGGGCTTGTTGTGCCATCTGCAGTACCGCTTGGTACTGCACCACTCGCTGCGCCATTGTGCTGCTATTAGGATCGCTTACCGGGATGACGTCGACCACGGCGTAGTCAGACTTCTTGGCTTTAGAGTTCGCTCGATCCGGCAGGTACGAGTATTCTTCTGGGGCGTATTCGGCAATCAGCGCCTTGAGCAGCTTGAACTCCTGCTTCATCGTGTAGTGAACACGCGATTGCACGGCAGCCATAGGCTTTAGCGTGCGCTCCAGCAGGGCAAGTGTGGTCCCCACTGGCGCGTTTGCGCTCATATCACTGATGTTCATGTCCGAGATTGCCCCCAAACGACGCCCTTCTTCAGTGATTTGGTTCAACAACGCCAGTAGGGTTTGGCTGGGCTCCTTGTACGGCAGCGGCATGATGTTGTCGCGGATAGACCCCGACGGGACGTCAACATCACGAAATTCTCCGGGAGATATGGGGGTGTCGTCCCCTTTGATTCGCAGTCCTCGGCTCTTCAAGCCACCGGGGAGGTTTGCCAGTGTGCCAGCGTCAACAAGTTGACGGATTAGCGACGTACCGGCCTTGGCATAGCCGCCAATGATGTGAATCAGCCCCAAACCGTAAAACCCAAATCCCGGCACGTACACATAGTGCACGAAGTGCTGACGCTTGAGCATCAGGGGGTCTTCTAGGTTCCAGTTGCGTCGGATCGACAGAATTGTGTTTGACCCACGCTCAAGAGTGACCACGTACGGCTTCGCAATCTGAATGCCCTCGTCGTCCTCCATGTCGACACCGTCTATAACGAGGTCCGCGTGAATCTCATATAGAGAGTAGCGGTCATCGTCGGTGATTGAGAACCCACCCTCCTCGGCTTTCTTCTCCTCAATGTCGGTGCGGTATGACTCCGGCTCCCCGAGGTCTACCTCGCGGTAAAACCCAGACACCTGCAGCTTGGTCAGGTCGTTCTTGGTCTTGCGCATGACGTGGGTGACGCGCTCCGCACTCTCTATATTAGAGGCACCGTACGGGACGATGACGTCTTCCGGGGGGACGAATATGGCTACTTGCCTGCCAATATTAGGGTCAAAATACACCTTTTTAAACGCAGAACCCGCCAATCCCAGCGTGTACAGCATCCGCTCATGCTCAGGGCGGTACTCAATCATCACGTCGGTCAGCTCGTAGTTCATGTCCTCCTTGACTCGCAAGGCGGCGTCTTCCTTCTCTTTAGTAACCTCACCGATGATTTTTGTCTTCACGGGACCGGCGGCGGGGAACGTCTCGGACATTGCCTCTGCTTGGAATCTTATAACAGCCTCGGCCAGCACAGTTGAGTACACGCCACACGCGCCTTCCCACGGCTCGGTGCGCTCCTCGTACTTGAACCCGAGCACCTCTAGCCCTCTAACGAATGTGTCCGCCCAGTCCTTGCGGCTGTCGATGTCTGCCTGCACCATCCCCACCAGCTCTTTAGCCAGCGTAGACATCTCACCGTCGTCCATGTAGTCCGCGAGGTTGGCATCAAACGGAGCGAGGTCAATATCCTCGGCGCTGTCTGGCTCTAGGGTGATCTCAACCCCGCCGTCTTCCAGCAGAGTGATCTCTGGCTCTAGGTTTCCAGATGCCTCGATCTCGATTTCCATCGCTTCAGCGTCACCGAAGTCCAACCCCTGCGGGGCGCCGTATAAACTGCGTTCAATTGCCATGTCTGATTACCTCAATAGTATCCGCTTTTACGGTGCCCGTGGTTTAAGGGCTCATCTGCTTGGTCCGAGGGCAACCGCAGGAACCCCCCTTGCCGGAACCGTGTCAGCGCCATCAGGGTTGTGTCCACCGTGTCGTCGTGGTCGCCGTACGGGAACTCGGCT